TTTTTTCGAATACATTCATCCATTCCTTGGCGATCGTAACAATTTTCATCATGGCCTTGGTGAAATCGCCGATCGATATTCCTTTGTCGTAGACGTCGGATTGAATGAAATATTTACACTCGGTTTCTGTTGCGCATCGGCACCATTTCATGGATAACTCGATCATATCAAATATCAGCGCATCTTCATAATTTATGCCCGTGCGCAAATCCTGGTCGGCTTCGCGACAGTCAAATGTACGATATACGTCGATCAATTCAACGATCTTACTACGTAGATAATTGTCATTGATATCGGGCCTAGACAATCGCATATCCTCTGGAATTTTTATATTTGTAAAGCATGAAAATAAACCCACCAATTCATTGGCTGAAAATTTTTCGAAGTTATTCCAACTAGGCACGAGCCGCGTGAGACATAGCGGATGAATTTCTGCGACGTCAGATGCCATTTTACCGAGAGTTGTTAATTCATAGCACTCGTCTTCGTCTTTCTGTATGTATCCATCCTCCATCATAATATTACAGATTTTTCGGGTTTGATCAGTTAAGAAATCATTCATATAGTCAATGCACGATTCTTGTGTCTTGATTTCACTTTCTAAAGCCGATAATTCGCGGACTTGTTTCACGTCGTCTTTCAGAGTCCGATATTCACCTTCCAGGTTTTGCATATCTCTTTCCAAGTCTTTCCGCTTCTTATTTACAGCGGTCTTTACCTTCGCCTCAATGTCAATATACTTCTCACAAATGGCCATGGGCGTCTTCAAATATGTTATCGATGTCTGCTTTTTCTCTAACATGGCTTTCAAATCGCTCAGTACATTGGCTTGCTTTTGCGCATCGCCCATGATTTCGTTATAGATCATACTCTTCTGCGAAAACAAGTGAAAGTCGCGGTTCTGGCCGTTTTTCAGTAGATTCAAAATAAGCCCATAGGAAATATGGAATTTCGATACCAATTTCTGGGGCACACCGCCCAAAATGGTTTTATAATCCGTGAGCGAAGGAACCTTGAATAAGTTATTACAATGTACCACGTGTCCAACCGTATCAATGCCACGTCTACCTGCGCGCCCTGCCATCTGCGTATATTCATGTGACATCAGGAATCGTTCGCCGCGCCCATCAAACTTGGTCAAACTCGTAAATATGGCGGTCTTGATAGGACAGTCTAGGCCGATGGCGAAGGATTCTGTGGCAAATAGCATTTTGATATAGCGCTTCGAAATCATAAGTTCTACGATTTCGCGTAGAATAGGAATCATGCCGGAGTGGTGAATTCCAATACCCTTTTCCAATAGACCGACCAGTTGATTATATTCAGGCAATTGTAAGTATTCTTGAAAGTTGGGGAGTTTACGAACAATCTGCTCACATTCTCTACGGACATTATATCCCACCTTACTATCGTCCTCCAATAACGGAATCGTGATCTCGGAAGCACATAGTTCAACATGTTTACGTGAAAACACGAAGGCAATCGCAGGAAGCATTTCACGATCTCTCAAAAACAACGCTAACTGATTAAGTATATGCTTTCGCTTGGAGTCCATTCGGTGATGTTCGAAAAGTTGCGTGAGTTTGACAATCTCTCTATATCCTGCTTCCTGAAATCCACCCTTATGATCTTGAAGCGGGATAAGAGCATTCGTTGTTTCGCGCACTTGCTTTTCTAGGTCCTTGTTTTTTACGTGTTTAAAAAGCCCTTCAGTGGTCGTCAGAAACCCATAATGCGATAAGGGAACGACACGATGATTCGTAGATGCCAAATATACAATCTTGCCGCCGTGCTCATCTGACAATCCTCGCTCACACCACTTCGCGAACCCCGCTGGATTATCAATCGTGGCCGAAAGCATAATCATTTGTACATGAGGAGGTAACATAAGAATACATTTCTCCCAGACATGACCACGATCTGCGTCATTAATATAATGAACTTCATCGAATACGACGCAAGCCAATTCATTTTGAATATCCATCTGGAAATCCAAGGTGGCTTTTTTCGGCTCAACGTCAGCATTCCCTTGAACAAAGAGATAGTTCATAAGAATTTCTGTGGTCATAATAAGGACGTCGGCGTTCGGGTTGGTCTTGATATCGCCAGTAAACAGACCGAAAGAGATCTCTGGATATTTATTGGTAAACTCATAAAATTTTTGGTTGGAAAGCGCCTTAATTGGACTGGTATAAATGACCTTTTTTCCTTTCGCAGCAAAATGCCGGATAGCAAACTCTGCGGGAAGGGTTTTTCCAGATCCGGTGTGCGCGGTGACTAAGACATGGTTTCCTTCAATGATCGATTCGAGCGCGTATTTTTGGAAGTCGCTGAGGGGATAAGGATACAATTCAAAATAAGAATCATACTTTGAATTGGACGGATAAGGGGTGTCGCATATTTTTACCATCCTGTATAACTATTAACGAGAGATATATTTATATAAGTTCCTTAATGCATATTCAATTTTGCACTGGACCGACCGACCCGACCGTTCCTTGTAATAGCGCATTATGTTTATCGCCATGCCCCTTAGAATTAAAGGCCGACGTCTTATGTATACGATGTTTTACGAGAACGGCATGATAATTATAGAAACGCCGACTCTCTTGACGTAGACGAATCCATAGATCAAAATCCTCGATGCCATTTTCATTCCAATGACAAAGAGATTTACGGATCAAGGCACTACTATTTATCACTGGATTTCCTAGCATCATGTCTACCTCACTGATATCACCCATTGGATTGCCAGGAATCTCCCCATTTCGATCTCCAAAATAAATACATTGAGAACCCACAACGTCATATTGCCCCAAAAAAGGCGCCTGCAATTCGAGTTTTTGTGGATGCCAAATATCGTCGACATCTAAAATCGCAACATAATCATAATTACAAAAAGGAATGAGAGCGTTCAATGTATGGGCTTTTCCGCGAATATCATGAAAATCAAAGACGCGTATCCTTTGATCCTCTGTTTCATATTGCTTGGCCAATTTATACACAATGGACTCAGGTGGATGCCCATTCACTGCGATCAGTAGTTCCCATTCAGCATAGGTTTGATTTAATACAGAAGTCACCGAGTCTGTAATAAATTCGATGCCGTTATATATCGGAATTAAAATGCTAATCATCAAAATATAAATAAATATTTGCGATGCCTTTATTACAATTTATAATAAATATCGTTGAAATAAAAACCAATTATCATATCGATGATCATTCTCCCGTATTAAATTAAAGTCATCAAGGTTCGAAAGAATGCAATCGATAATGACAATTTGATCATCCTTCACTAAGTAGTTCTGTCTAAAATAGAGCGCCAATCTTTGGTCAAATGTATCTCTCCACCACTCGATTTTATCTTTATGGCAAATAAAAAATCCGCCTGCAATAGATACTTGATGCGGTGGGATAGGAACCACGGGAAGAGTAAACCGGTTACGATTTTGAATCATTTGATATAGAGAATCCATATAGACATCATCATTATTCACGCATGCGTAATATATCTTATCTTTATTGAGACGCGCGATTTTTTGTTCACCTGGCCACTTTGAAAGCGCGCAATAATCCAAGTCCTTTTCATTTCCACGGAAATATCCAATATCACACCATCCGTAAAATTCCGTATCAAAATATTGGCGGCATATTGTTTCATGAACAAAGTGAATTTTTTCCGCCCATAACATATTTACCTTCCAGTCTACGCGGTTTTTCAATAGTTCGTTTTTCTCATGATTCGCGATCCATGCATTTTTATAGCGGTAGTTATAAAACATTTCATGGGGTTTGATCACCAATTTGACACGTGGGTTATCGAGATAGGGTTGAAGACAAGGGCAACTGAAAGAATCGCTATAGATAACTAAATTATAGTTATTGACATTCGATAACATATTATCGATCCATTTTAAATAAGTCATGGTATCAAACTTTGCTTTGAACACGTACCAACATGTGGAAAAAGTGATCGACATTATATATAAAGAATTATATTTTTTATATATATTTTATATCACATATTTGAATTGCTCCGACGAATTTTCAATATCTTCTAGCAAAAGGAAATCGTCCTTAAAATAGGTCGTTATAAATTCCATATCGTCGTCGTCTAACTCGATTTCTTCACCATCATCACAATAACTCACGTTAACGCGTTCTACGCTTTCGTGAACAATTTCGATGCCGAGATATTCTAATAATCGATTTAATTTTTCACTTAAATCGTCGATGTAGCGAACGACAATAATATTCCCATAGTCTGTATTATTCAACCAATGCGTCGTCGGTGCGTAATGCTCTTCTCTCGTAAAAAACGTAATCAGTTCATCTTTCCTTTCCGATTTTATAAAACAAATATAATCTTTTATAGAGTATTGTTTACAGCGTTCAATATGTTCGGAGTCTTGTTCCCATTTTGAACTCCCGCGTTTCCAATATTTATACATGGATAAAAATCGATCAATAGGTTCTCGAACAATTATAATAGGATTATTTATGTCGCTACATAATACGGTGTGATCGTTGCATAAAATATGGTCGGAATAGTGGTTTATTATACATTCACTAAACGCAGTTCCGCCACATTTGGTGGGGTGAATGAAATTATAGGACATATATATTTCTCGATATATATAAAGAATGATTATAAAAAAGGAAAAAAAAGGAAATGTCGCGGTGTATCACGTTAAAAAAGATTATGATGATGCAGAGATGGCGAAAAAAATGAATACGTTTATTAAACCCCAGCATATACATACGATATTACGTGATGATGCGGATGTTTATTCCGAAGATGGCAAACTATTATTAAGATTTAGAAAGAAAGCGATCGCGAATCAAGAGAACATAGATGATTTCTATGAGAATATTAAAAAATTTGCAAAGAACGTAACTAGTAATCGTGGAGGTGCGACTGGCAGCAAAAAGAGTAATATTGGAACGAACCCTAAAGTCATGACTAATATATTCGGATTCTTTGATCGCTGGGGGCCTTCTCAAAAGGTGATCTTCAAACGTCTGCGTAAAACCCCAAAAGTGAGTGTGCGCGAATGTCGTTTTAATATGGAATATCCCGAACAATATAAAAAAACAATACCCATGATCCAGGATATTGATAGACTCTATGCAAAACTCGTTCCTGAAAATTATAAGTTACAACGTAGAAAGGCGAATCAAACGCATTTTAAAATCCCGAACACGGCATTTACAACTGTCACTACGAATGTAAATTATCAAACATCGATTCATACGGATAAAGGCGACGACGTGGAGGGATTCGGAAATTTGGCTGTATTGGAAGAAGGTGACTATACTGGCGGCGAAACCTGTTTCCCTCAATATGGATTAGGGGTGGATGTCCGCATGGGCGATATTTTATTTATGAATGTTCATCAGCCGCATGCCAATTTGCCTATACATAAAAAAACCGAAGAGTCGATACGTTTATCTGTGGTTTGTTATTTACGCGAAAAAGTATGGAAAAATACCAAGGGAAAATCCCGACGCTTCTATGAAACACATAATAAAACCGTAAAAAATATGATGAAGAAATGACGATATGGTCGCTTAATCTAACAGAAGCCAATTTTCAGGCAAACAAACGTATGTATAATATGGTTTTTTACTATATCTCCATTCTTCGTTTGAGATTTTAAACTCTTCGACGATCACACAGCCGTGATTTTTATGTAGATGTCGATCTTCGTATAAGATCGTAGGAGCAGAATGGATGATCAATTGTTCATTTATGGTTTTTCCTTTCGAATCGTCATAGACCATGGCAGCATGACCTTGATCTTTGTTATCGCTAATAAACTTTGCTAGCAATAACGTCCCCTTAGGATATCTTAATTTTATATCCAGTTTTTGTAGTCTCTTGTTTTGATGTAAATATTTGAACCATGCGCCGGTTCCGCCTGGATATTGTTGACATATTTCTTTATATTTTCCTCTTACATTTCCATTTAAACCTGGAATTGTAAGACCGCCCTCGCGCCGAATTAAATTTATTAGACCGGTGCACACTATAGATTTATCGTTTTCGACGATTTCGCTCGCCAATGGAGGAGGCGAGTTTTGACACCAGAATTTATCGTTCCCATTGAAAGTATCTGTGTCGGGATCGTACCATCTAAATGGGATACCAATTAATTTTGTTGAATATTCAATGGCGCTTGATATAATAACTTGATTCATTATGGTTTGGTTTGATGCGGATTTCTAAGTTATTCGATTTTTCAATTTTCCGTATAATAATTACATAAAAAATTGATTATTAGACACCAGTGCTATATCTTTTATACAGACGTAAACTGATAAGATCGATTTTAATGATGACGTCGAACCGACCCCAGAAACTATTTTTCGGAAAGCCAATGAAGCGCGCTTTATTTCAATATACAAAATTTGGCGCTGGGAGATTAGATGAAGAGACTGAGACGGAAGTAGTACATGTTGAAAACGTTGAACAAGTGCCAGATCGCGAAGATATTGGCAAAAGCAATTCTCAGAAACATGGTCTCACACTTGAACGATTATATGGCGAAAAGGTTCTTAAACTGACAAAGGAAGCTATTGACAGCCGCTCTCCTAGCGCAGCGATTGACTATATGGTAGATGGTTTAAACATATCTGTAAAAACAAAGA